ACACATCAGTTAGATGACCGCTTGCTGCCCGGTGTCAACATTATGTTTGAAGTTATTTAAGCTAAATATTGTCACTATAACAAAGGCAGCATAATGGACTCCAAAGATATTGAGAAGAAAAATCTCGAAGCACATGTTGAATTATGCGCTGTACGTTATAAATTCATAGAAGAGAAATTAGAAGCAGTAGACGACCAATTAGTCAAGTTGGCCACTGCAATCGGCGATGTTAAAACAATGATGCAGCACATGACAGAAAAGCGTAATACTCAACTTATCAGTTGGGGCCTGGGGATCATGGCTGTAATGGTCACAATCATTGGACATTTGTTGACTACTTACGTTATTAAATGAAACCACAAGTACTTGAAAGATTGAAACGTATTGTTGAGCCCGACTTATCAGAACTGGAAAAGAATTTAATTTTTCCCGAGTCTGATGGGTATCGAGTTTTTAAGCAGTATTTTATGACTCCTGAAGAAGGGGCTATTAAAGTATTTAAAAATGAAAGCGCACAGGCTGTATTTTCCAGTGTCAAGACTGCGCTGAGCTGGTGTGTATCTGACAAGTACAGCCAACGCAGATTGCGGGACGAGATTGAACGCTTGGATGCCAAGAAGATGCTGTTGCAGGCAGATCTTGCAGTACGGTCAGCATCGCTGGGTAAAGGCACAAAACGAGAGCTGCGTGCCATAGCCGAAGACAAGATAAATGAAAGAAAATATCGTTTAAAACGATTAGACCTTCAATTAGCCAAATGTATTAATTTGGCTAAATATTGGCAATTAAGAGGATTTAACAATGAAACTTCACGAACTGGGCAGCAACCGTCCCACCGAACAAGTCGCTAAGGTATTCGAAAGTATACTAGGGGACCGCGTTGATTTCTCTGGCATCAACCGTGCAAAAGCACGTCGTATGCTTGATAAAGTTCAAGCCTTGGTGCGCGAACACAAAAACAGTCCCAGCCGCCATTACAGCGAACGTAATCCTGACTACATGCGTTTGGTCATGATGGGTCAAGCACTGACCAGCGTCATTACAGAAGGCAAAGTCAAAGAACTTATGGCTGATATTGCAGATAGCAAAATGTCAGCTGCTGACTTCCTGGCCAAGTACAAGAAGACCAAGGCCGAGGCCAAGAAAGAGATTTCTGGCCAGAAGGAAAAAGTCAAAGAAGCTTCCGACGTTACTGACTACAATCCAAAAAGCCAAGGCGGATCAAGAAAAGAGCTTCTGGCAAAGTATGCCAAGTCCGGAAGTGCCAAGCATGCGGAGGCTGCTCGTCGTGCCGGCGCTACACAAGCTGAATTGAAAAGCGCCAAGTCTAAAGCATTAGGCGAAGCTATCATTCCTGGCTCAACCGCAGTCCCTGGCACCGCTCCCGGAACACCACAAACACCCCAGCAAGCTGATGCTGCCAAAAAAGCACAAGCTGCACAATCAGCTCAAGCAATAGCAGCAACCAAGGATCCCAAACTAAAGATGGCACTAGGCAAGGCTGCCAAGGGACAAAATCTCAATCCTGACGAACAAAAGCAAGTGGCAGGTGCTGCTCTTATGAAGACAGAAGCCCGTTTACGTCGTCGCCTGCGGGAAGAAAACGAGTTGCAAAAGAGCCAAACAATCCTGGCCATGCAAGACATGGTTGACCGTATCCAGAAAATGACCGAAGATGTTTCTGAAATGCAATTCAAGGATTTGCCGGCTATTGTGCAAACTCTCAAGAACGAAGGCAACCAGGATCAAGCTACTCAGCTACAAACCAGCACTTCTGCTGCACTAACCCAACTGCTGCAATCGCTGCAAGAAGGCAAGACACAGATGGAACAGTCCCAGGGTATCTTAACTGGACAAGCTTCACAAATTCCGGGCATGGATGCAGGTGCAGCACCGGGTGGCTTGCCTTCCCCAGATGATCTAGACGGAGCCGATGGTATGGGTGGTGAGCCTGAACTACCACTCATGCCAGATGATGACGAAGACGAACTACCAGCAGTCAAGCTGGGCCGTGAGCGTCGATAATGTTCTTATTTGAACTTGGTGAGTTTGATCCCGACACAGCAAAGCTGGCAGCACTAAGCCAGTTTTTGCTGGGTCGTGCTGACGATACTGATGCTAAAAAAACAATTTCAGTCAAGAGCTTTTTGCAATTGGCTGCAAATCAAGGCATTAGTCTAACTCAACAACGTTTGCAGGAACTATCCCAACAACCTCCCTTGAGCAACATGATTGCCGCAGTCGAGGACGACACTGGCAATGTGGTATTCAAGGGCGGCAATACCGAAAAGCCAGAAATGACTGTGGACAAAGCACAGGACACGGTCGATCGATTGGCCAAACGCGCTGCATCTCGCAGCATGTAATCAAACTGACTTGTTTTTTATCTCAAGTTCTAGTAAACTCCTTACTAGGACTTCTTTAACCTATGACACGACTTTTACTCAGTAAGCTTGAATTTTACATCACCAACGTATGCAACTTGACCTGCAGCGGATGTAATCGGTATAACAATTACAACTTCAAGGGTGCACAGAACTGGAATGATTACAGCGAAAATCTAGCCAAATGGGCAGAGAAAATTGAAATCAATCATCCGGTAATTTTAGGAGGCGAGCCACTACTTAATGCAACCATTAATCAATGGGTCGTAGGACTTCGTAAGCTATGGCCTAGATTAGGTGCAGTACAGATACAAAGCAATGGTACACGTATTGATCAAGTGCCGGGACTGTACGAGGCACTTAATAGCGGTAATAATGGCTGGATCGGAGTTAGCGCACACAGTCCGGATGATCTTGAAGAATTGACTCGAAGGATCAGACGCTTTCTTCGAGGATATATAACTGAAACAGCCGATCCTAACCATCCCACTGGGTCTAAATATCAATTTTGTGACAGTACTGGCACAAAAGTTAATATATGGATGAATGATCACTTTGTACAAAGTAATATCATTGAGCAACCCAATGGAAGATTTGGCTTGTATCAAAGCGATCCCGATGCTGCTCATGCCAACTGCGCATTTGCTAGATTTAAAAATTATCATTGGATTCGTGGTAAAATTTACAAGTGTGGCCCTGCTGCATTAATGCCCGAATTTGATCGACAGCACAAGTTTGACATCAGTGACGAAGATCGAATTTTGTTAAATAGCTATGATGCATTGAGTGTCGAGGAGTTTGATCGACGGGGAGAAGAATTTTTTCGAACAATCGATGATGTCATCCCACAGTGCAAATTTTGTCCCGAGAAGTATACATACGATCCTATAACATTTTCTAATCGAAAGAAAGATTGGAAGTTGGTCGTTAACAAGTAACAATACACACAAACGGGAGCCCCAAGATATATACTAGGTGAAGAAAATAGATACAAATGGGACAGTTTCCAATCTAAAGATGTAATAAAATCTATCGCGAAAGGACTTGTACACAATAATTTTGTAATAGACTAAATAATAGAACACAACGAAAGTTCTATTATGTTAGAAAAAATTTGCGAATATTGTAATATAACATTTATATTGCCTAACCTGCATAAGAAAAATATTAACAGAAGATTTTGCGGTCCTATATGTTCAAGACGTTGGGCTGCAAATAATCGATCTGACACTTGGAAACAAAAAGCGTCTCTAGCCAAGCAGGGAGAAAACAATCCTATGTTTAATATTAGTCAGACTAATCCAAATAGTTTAGCTAATTTAAATAGAAAAGGGCTAACTGGTAAAAGGCAAACTGAGGAATCTAATAGAAAACGTTCAATAGCACTAACGGGTAAGGAAGTAAAACCTGAATCTATTAGAAAAATGATTCAAACCAAGATAGATAAAGGTATTTTTTGGAAACCAGATGATCCTGAATATATTGAATTTAAAAAATACCGCAGAAAAGTTTATTACTGGACTAGCAAAAACGATTTAACACAGTTAAGTCATCATGAAAAAAGAAGTAGAATTGGCTACCACCTAGACCATAAGTATAGTATAACAGAGGGATTTAAAAATAAAGTTCCTCCTAAAGTCATTGGAAGTGTTTACAATTTAGAATTTATTCCGTATAATGTAAATATCAGTAAAGGAACAAAGTGTTCCATTAAATTAGAGGAATTATATGTCTTATTCAGCTGCCGTAATTGATCACTACGAAAATCCAAGAAATGCAGGAAGTTTTTCCAAAGATGAAGAAAATGTAGGTACGGGATTAGTGGGAGCACCGGCGTGCGGAGATCTGATGAAATTACAAATCAAAGTCAACCCGATAACAGGACTAATCGAAGATGCGAGATTTAAAACGTATGGCTGCGGGTCGGCGATTGCAAGCAGTTCTCTTGTTACAGAATGGATCAAGGGTAAAACGCTTGCCGAGGCAGGTAGCATTAAGAATACACAGATTGCAGAAGAGCTCGCCCTCCCTCCGGTTAAAATACATTGTAGCATTTTGGCCGAGGATGCCATTAAAGCAGCAGTAGCAGATTACCGTAAACGACATGATAACAGTAACTGATATTGCAGCTGGAAAAATCAAATCAGCCATAGCTCGTCGAGGGCGCGGAGAAGGCATCTTGGTTGGGGTTAAAACAACAGGTTGCTCTGGACTTGCTTATGTGTTAGAATATGTAGATAATGAAAATATTCACTGCATGGAACATCATGACTCTAACGGAGTACGGGTGTTTACTGATCCCAAATACAGACCCTACCTCCGCGGCATGACAGTAGACTATGTACGCAACGGTCTCAACGAGGGATTTGAGTTTCGTAATCCAAACGAAAAAGATCGCTGCGGATGCGGCGAAAGCTTTAGAGTATGACCGAGCGTGAGCTGGGACAGCTGATCAAACAACAACTCGTAGACCTTAACGAGACTATACGGCACCTGGCGTTACTGGGTGTTACTTGTGAATTAAAATTAACCAACACCCGTTACGGTGACGATCAAGTGCAGCATGTGTATTCCTCAATTGAGGTTGACTCTTTTCGCAAAGTATCGGTCGGTCGTAAGCCCATTGAAGATTAGTAATACAATGGACGAAGAAAAATCCAACGTTGCCAAGGGCAGGCACAGTTTTGATGCAAAAGTAGATGGCATATTGGTGCCATTTTTTAATAGAAATGTTACACCTTATCCCACCGAAGCAGGCGGCCACAAATTTGATCTAGTCCCGGTTACACAACAAAAAGACATAATGATCAATCATGCCAGGATGTATGCCCAGCAAGAGTATGATCGTATTGTAGAACTAGTAGCGGTATTAGAAAAACAAGCACAGCAAATCAGGCGCCGCCTAGAGGTTACAGACGCGGTACATGCAGCCGAGTATCAGTTTCAGATTGTAATGGGCAATTGTTACTGGTTAGCCTGGGACAGCAGAAAAGAAATAATGATACTGACCCATCATGGTCCAACCGACTGGAGCAGCGGTACTCCGGTCGACCTAGTATATCAAATCAAAGTAAAATACATGGGCGACCATACCTGGCTAGAAATCAATGAAGAATAAATTTATAAAGTTGTATAGTGACATTGCGTTAAGGGTCTCTGAACTTAGCCACGCCAGGCGACTACAGGTGGGAGCTATTGTGGTCAAAGACGACCGTATCATCAGTATTGGCTACAACGGCATGCCCGCTGGATGGGACAACAACTGTGAAGACGAAATTCGGTATCCTGATGCACATGGTGTTACATTAAAAACTAAACCAGAGGCGTTGCATGCAGAGTCTAACGCGATTTCGAAATTGGCTCGATCTACAGAGTCCGGACTGGGGGGAGAGTTATTCATTACCCATAGTCCTTGCCTTCAGTGCGCTAAACTTATTCTACAGTCTGGGATTTGTCGTGTTTATTTTGGTAAACATTATCGAGATGATCTTGGGGTAGAGTTCCTGAAAAAATCCGGTGTCGAAGTACACCAAGTTACACACAATGATCCCACAACGATATAATTACACCCCTATTGACCGCACAACCATCAATGGCAAACGGCATTACTGCTTGCCTGATGGCACCAAGGTTCCTAGCGTCACAACAATCTTGGACAAAACAAAGCCGCAGGAATCCCGTGATGCACTGGCTAATTGGCGAAAACGAGTAGGCGAACAGCGAGCACAGGAGATCACCACCGAAGCAGCCGGCCGCGGCACCCGTATGCACTCTTACCTTGAGCATTATGTGTTGCAGAATGACATGAAACCGTTGCCAACAAATCCGTTTGCGCAACCAAGTTGGTTTATGGCAGCGCAGGTTATTTTAGAGGGCCTGTGTCATGTAGATGAATATTGGGGCGTAGAGGTACCGGTATATTACAGCGGGTTATATGCCGGCACCACAGACTGTGTGGGAGTCTGGAAAGGGCAGCCTGCAATCATGGACTTTAAACAAACTAACCGACCTAAAAAACGTGAGTGGATTGGAGATTATTTCATACAACTTGTAGCTTACGCCGCTGCCCACAACAACATGCACGGGACTAATATTCGCGATGGTGTTATTTTGATGTGTGCCCAACCTGCATTGCTGGAAGACAGCAGCTATACCAGACCCCAGTATCAAGAATTCCACATCAGCGGGGATGAATTTGATCACTGGCATGATCAATGGCTTCGCAGAGTAGACATGTACTACG